CACCATTTGGTAGCATGATGTTAAATAAGAGTGCCCTCCCTGAAATCGATGTGAGAGCAAAGATAACACATTCTTCACTTTCTCCGTGATGTTTTTTAAGATCATAAAGATACTCCTTCCTTACTTTACAATATATTGGAGGTAGATTTGCGTTGAGATAAGCCATGTTTATATTTTGTCCTCCAATATTCTTTTCTTTCCAACAATCTTATTTTGTATTCTATTTTATCAATTCCTAAAAATTTTTTCAATAAATTTAACATTTCCATCTTCTCCTTGCTTGCCTTAATCTTGAATTTGGATCTGCAGCAGCTTTAGGAAATTTTTTCATTTGTCCAGCACTTCTAGCACAAAAAGACTTCCTACGCTTTGCGGCTTTTGATCCTGGTTTTACTTTACCTGTTACTGCAGTTTTTAATTTTGATCCTGGATTTGCTCTTCTATAAGCAGCAACTCCAGCTCTAGTCATACCCGCACCTTTTTCTGTAGGTCTAAAATTCTTTTTGTTTCTAGCAGGCATGTTATCTCCACCTCTTTTTAACTTTAACATACCACCTTTAGCTTTTCTTTTTTTCTTAAATAGTAATCTTTCTATTTGTGTTTGAGTAGGCATAGTTGTTAACCTTTCCATATCAGATCTCCAAGATTCATAAGAACCTTCTGTGCCTTCTCTATTTACTTGATACTGTGATTTACCTTTACCTCTTAAAGTATGCCTTTTAAAAGAACTTCCTCTTCTTGTTTGAGCTTTTACAGGCACGATAGCAGATTTATCTGTACTACCGCTACTTGCAACATTTTGATATCTTTTTACGCTCTTGGTGCCTAACCCAAGTTTCTCAGCATTTTTTCTAGATTTAACAGTTGATTGTCGACGTCTTATTTTTTTTAAAACATCTTTCATTCTGGTGCCAACGTATTTACCACCAATCTCAATCAGTTTTGCTTTACTCATCTTACGTAAATGTAATAGTTACTCCACCTGTTCCTGCTATAGTTGCATGAATTCCTTCTACAAATAAAATTCCAGAACCAGGTAAATATAAATCTAAACCTTCTTCTCCAAACAAATATGTTGCAATAATATCTCCAGTAGCACCACCAGTTCTAAAAATTACAGAACCACTTGCACTGTTTCCTTTTCCTTGAATTGAAGTCAATCTTGCTCTTCTTGTTGTAGGCACCATTTGAGTCGTACTTGTGGCATGAGCACTCGATTGATCTGATGAAAAACTTCCTCCACCTGACATAATATTCTCCTATA